TGTTCCTGCCTGACTGTAGAAAGCAATGTCACTGGTACGAGCTTCTGCAAGAACACCTTCATTCTCGTCAGCCGAAGAACCATCAGTTGCATCGAATACAATTCGATCTTCTCCAGTGTCCGTAGTACCTTGTTCCTGTTGACCGATATAAACCGTTGTATCTCCACCCGTGAAAGGTATGCCGGAAACATCAGTTGCACCATCAACACCTTCAAGTATGAAGTCAATACTCTCACCTTGAACACTATCGTGTCCATCAGCAGAGAAGTTTAGAATAACATCGTTTGCAACCGTAACTGATGTGTTAAGTGTTACCTCTGTTGAACCGTTAGTTGCAGCAACAGTTAGTGATCCGTCTTGTGACAAAGCAGTACTTCCTTGAGCATCTGTCAATGGTGTTGCATTAGCTTGTCCATAAACTTTCATACCCACTGCAATTGTACCAGAGTTACCATCTAGAACCAAAGCAGTTGTTGCTGTTGTAATCGCACCATTTACCGTTGCGACAACAGCAGCGGCAGAGTCGAGAACAATTTTACCAGCAGGAGCAGCATTAGTACCACCTTCTTGTCTCATTGCCAGTACTGATACACCATCTTCTTCAGACATATCAGCACTACCATCGAATACGATACCCGCTTCACCAGCAGTTACACCGTCACCAACACCAGAACCATTCAGTCCAATAAATCCAGTTGCAGCATTTGTTTGTGCAGTACCTCTGAATGTAATCTCGTTGGTTCCAGAACCACTAAAGTACATTGCAGCAATTGTGCTGTCCTCTACCATGTCTGTTACACCCAAACGGGACAACAGAATGTATGCCTTGTTTGTAATAACCTGATCGGCAGAAAATGCAGCAGATGTAATATCAACTGCCTCATCAAATGTGATCCGAACATCAAATGTTCCCACATTACCAACCGCACCTGTATCAAAGTCGATACCAACAACTGTTGCAGTACCACGAATGGCAGCAAGGTTACGAATACAAACCAGAACTTCAGGCTGTGCAGCTTTATTATCGTTACCTGATGCACCTGTGCCTGGGGTCAATCCCCAACCACCGGCGACTGCGATAGCGTCTTCTCTCGCTCCCATTGACCCAGATGCATTTGAATCAACTGGTAGGAACTTAGGCCGACTCTCAGCAGATGTCGAACTTCCCCATAAACTCATTTTATTTCTCCTCTATTCTTGCAAGAATATTAAGTTTCTTTCTATTTATGTTATTTATAACCTAAACGTTTCAACTCACCAATGGTTTTAGAGACATTTGTGTGGTGTATACCAATGCCACCTTTCTTCTCCCATTCTTTTATATTTTTTATATAATCGTCTATTAATACGTTTGCTTTTCCGTCTGTTGTCGCATATAATTTTTTATCTGCTCGTTTAACCAGATTGACACGACTTTTTTTCCAGTTAGTATTCTTAGCCAACCATTTCATCTTACCATTTTTTGACGATGGATCACGTCCAGAATAAGCAGATAAAACATATGGATCATATTTTTCGATAAACTGATACAGACGTTTGGCACCGGGCATCCAATCAAGGTTTGCCCAAAATCCTTTAGTCTGATTTATCGCAGTCCAGCGGTCATCCTTATCACTGGTTGCAAAATCACCACCAATGGCTTTCTCTGCACCCGTTATAAAAGCAACCAAAACTTGATCTAAATCACAGTAGATATTGGGCAAATCTTCTTTTCCCTCAATTTCCATCATATCACGCAATGTTTTCACAGTATCACTTCTCTGTTTTTTCTATTTTCGGTTTGACATCAATTTCGTCAGACTCATCACCAGTAGCAACTTTACCACCCTTAGCAAGCTTTGTCAAGTCTTTTTTCTCTTCTTTTTCTTCTTTTTTTGCTTCATCCAATCCCCACACTTTTGCAAGTGCTTCTTTCATGGATTCTACCTTGAATCTTTGAAAATCGGTGATTTCTTGACCTGGCGTAACCTCTTGAGTATGCTTACGATACTCAGGTGTACCAATCTCATAAGATTCATAGGAAGCCATCATTTTAGAAGCTGCCATATCTGAGTAGTTTGCCATAAGAGTCTTAATTGTCTTAACATCTACTTTCATAGCTTTAGCAATTTCTTCAGCAGATTTCTTGTCCTTAATCATTTGGTGTAGGACTGACATTTTACCTTCATCAAGTTCATCTTCTTCTTCTTTTTTCATCGATTTACTGATTGCTTTGCGTCTTTTTGCAAGATATTTGTCACTGGAATCTTTATCGCCGTCATTATCAATATCGCCATCTTCTTTTCCAACAGCGTCAAGTTTCTTTTCAGTAACCACGGTGGCATTTTTCCAAATTTCCATAACAGATTGTTCAACACTGCCTGATTTGGTTTCTAGATAATTTTTATTCACAATCTGTTCTCCTAATTCTTCTTCGTTTAATTTATTTTTGTCATCAAGGTCAACTTCTTCTTGAATGCCTCTTTTCTTCATTTCTTTTTTAAGACGTTTAATCTCAAATTGTGTGGCCACATCATCGCCACGGGTTTTTAGCGACTTTTCCATCTGTGCTAATCTACTTTTAAGTACATCATCAGACATTTTTGCCGGATTTGCTTCATCAAGGTCAACTTCTTCATCAGTTTGCGCAGCTTTTTTAATTTTATTTGCCGTGCCTTTCACTTTACGAACTACTTTACCAACCTTGTTTACGCCTTTTTTTACTGCTGTAACTCCTGTTGCATCAGATACTTTATCAGATACTTTATCAGATACTTTTTTGACGACAGCAGTACCCGCAGCTTTGGCAAGATTACCTACAATACCTTCATCAACTTCTTCTTCTTCTTCAATTTCTTCTTCAGATTCTTTGTGCAACATCAATTTATCATGGTTTTTGGTGGCATATTCGTCTGCCTCACCTTTATCCATGAATTTTTGGACAACCTTGCCGTTCATATCTTTTACAACAAACTTGTCACCTTCCGAAGAAACATGTTTTGTTGGAGGCATTGCTTCTTTGAGTTTTTGTCCATACAAGGATACTTCTTCCAGAGCTTCTTTCATTGTTTTTCTATAACTTGACATATTTTTATCCTTTCATTAAGTCTGTGACAGATTTACCTTTTTCCCAAAATTTACATGACCAATACTTTGCCTTCCATTTTGGACCAGGGTTGTCACAATTATGTCGTGCCCTGAAACTTTTTCTTCTTGCTGGGTCATCTCTTTTAATTTCCATATTAGGATCACCAAATTCTACTTTAACAACATTTCCTTTGTCATTTTTTACATAAACCTTTGTCTTCTTAATGTCACCCTTCATTGGTTTATTTAGAGTAACTTTACGACCTTCGTGTTCTGCTTCTTCTTCTATCTCGTCCCATTCATTTAATTCGTTTTCTTCTGGGACACAATTAGGAACTTCTTTGTTTCCCTTCTTTTTCATACCAACTTGTTTATATCCATCCCAACAAGCTTCTTCTATTTGTTCTACCTGTTTTGCAAGGTCAGCATCTGCTTTTCCCCAAGTTCCTTTACCTTTTGTGATAAAAGAATTAACTCTTGCAAACGCCCACTGTTGTGGTGTTGTGCCGGGGCGATGTCCTGTTTTCCATGCAGCCATTCCACGGTCATAAACTTTTTTAAGAATAGAATACGAAATACCTGACTTCTCTGATTTATTTGATAAACCTTCGATTTTCTCATCAAGTTCAACTTCTTCTTTGTATCTTTTTTCTTTCTTAGCATCTTTTGTTGCAATACCATACATGACACTTTTAGCATCTTTTCCGTATCGGTCTTTAAAACTATCCAAATGCTTTTTGAGTTTCTTTACATTGTGTTCTTTATCATCAAATTCTTTGTCAGTAAGTTCTCTCTCACCAAACATCTGTTTATATTTTTGAGTATGAACAGATGGTTTAGTTTTTGCATCGGCATCGCCAGGAGCAGGACCAGACTTCTTTGCCTTAAAATGTGCATCACGTTTTTTCTTTGTATCTGAGTCTAGACCTGAATGATACTTAGCAGGCTGCGTTCCTTCTTTATCCTTAATATCAGAGTCTTGTTTTACTTCATTAAAATGTTCTATGTCAGAATGATTAGTTTCATACTCTTCTTTATAATTTTGCTTATTTACAGCAATGTTGTGCAACCATGATTTATGAACTTTACCATCTCTGTCACAGAACGAAAGGTAATTAGTGCCGCGATTCACCACGTTACCTTCAACACCATTAGATTCTACTAGGTCTCCTACATTCCATATTTTACCTATTAGATACGCATCGCGGATTTCTTCATAATCCGTCATTTCTCCCATGTCTCGTTTTTCACGAATGCCCATGTTAGAACGAATGTCCCTAAACAATTTTAGACCTTGCTTAAATCCACTTGGCAGGCCCAATTTAAAACTATCGTATTCTCCATCTAAAGCAGCTGCTCTCATCTTGGATGCAGACATTCCTTCTACGCCTTCTGCATCTGGGTCACGTTCTCCAGCAGAAACAACTTCTATGTTATTAAAATTGTAATAACCATGACTACCTTCATTATCATTGTATTTATTAAGCAGTGCTTTAAATTCATTAACTCTATCAGAACCAACAACCATTACAACTGAACGATATCCTTTATTGTAAAGTGAGGTTGCAATCTGAAATATATTTCTGTCTTTATCAGCAAGAATGTTTTTCTTATACTTTGGAAACATTGCTCGCATGTATGCAATCTTTTTGGGATGTGGAAGAGGATTCTTTTTGGAATCATTAGAATGAGAGGCATAAACAAACATTTCAGAACCAGCATTCTTTGAATGCTGACGAGCCACAGCATCAATCAATTTTTCATGACCGGATGTCGGTGGATTGAAACGACCAAAGGTGAAAACAGCAGAACTGTTTTTTACTTCTGTGAGTTGCTTAAATGTTTTCATTTTTTTTCTTAATTTTAGCCTGTTTTATTCTTTCTATCTCTTTACTTCTTAATACCTTTGTCAGCTTCTTTGCCATCTTATCAATTACTTTACCAAATTTTTGCATGAATACTTGATCTATCTTTACTTTGCTTTGCATTGGTAATTCATCATATTTAGGGTATTTCTTCGTCCTTAGTTTTTTGATTGCAGATTTACGTGCAGCAACATATAGTTGAATACTACTACGGACTTTCATTGATGCTCTTTCTTTTTTCTTTTGAAAGACACTGGACTTTGCCATCTTGGACATTCTAATGGCGGCCTTCTTTCTTTGAGCAACATCAACTACTCGTGCTTCGTATATTTCTTTGAAGGTTTTCATTTCACCATTTTACCGTATTGTTAAAATCT